GGACATCTCTGTGAGGATAGCCTAGCTTGAATAATAACAGATACGTTTTTAGCACTTTTCATGATAGTATTCTCCACCACCAACATTCATAAATTCTATATTGGGATATAAAGTATGAATATATTCCCATAAATAATCTGATTGATATTTCCAGTGTTGTCTCACATATTCAATACCACAACCTGTAAAACAGGCTGGTAGTGTTGTTTTTCCCGGCTCAAAAGAATGATCTCCAGCAAATATAGCTTCTGGTCCGTCCAGCCCAGTAAATAACACACGTTTAAACCCTAAACATGCCGCAAATATAAGCATTCTAGCTCCAGCGCCTATCCTTCCATAAAATCTTGTATGCATACAAAAATAATTTTCGTACTTATTAAAAGTATGATTAAACCATTTATCATGTATCTCAAAGCCCAAATATGGTCTATGCTCTTTAATATATGAAAAAAAACTAGGTGATGAAATATCTGGTTCACCCATAATCATGGCTAAATCAACCCTCTTATTTTTTAATTTTTCATTCAAAAAGAAGTGATTCATAGACCATATGTAATCATGCTTATAATCATCCCAGCCTTCTTTAGAAGATGGTCCACCACCAACCAACATTAATGTCTTACCTTTATAGCTATCAAAATAATCTTTGTGCTGGTAAGTTATTTCTGATGTCACGACTAGATTATCAGAAAAATCAGGAAAAAGAATTCGACAATCTTCCGAACTCCATTCTTGAAAAGTATTTCTTGCTCTGCCGTGGCAAAAAATATCATTCATCTACTGTCCTCTAAGTTTTTTTCTAGGTTGTAATTCACTGTCAGTTAAATCTATTATTCCATCACCTAAAGCAATTTCAAGCTCCCTTATCCCCTTCGTTAACTTTATGAGACCTTGAGGCTCCACCGAAGCAAGATGGTCTGACCCCCACATTGTTCGATCTAAAGTGATATGTCTCTCTATTATGGTTGCTCCTAAGTAAGTAGCGGCAACAGAAGTTCCTAGTCTGAATTCATGACCACTATAGCCAACTTCACAATCATATCGATCCTTTAAAGTTTGAATACAGCTTAAATTCAGGTCTTCGAGGGAAGCTGGATAAGAAGAATTACAGTGTAATATAGCATAATTTTTTGAGTTATTTTTTAAAATATCAACAGCGTGATCTATTTCTTCTAATGTACTCATTCCAGTAGAAAGAATAACTTTTTTTCCAGTCTTAGCAGAGTTTTTTAATAATTCATCGTTAGTCAACATAGCAGAAGGTATTTTAATAAAAGGTATATCATACTGATCCAAAAACTCTAAGCTATCTAAATCCCAAGGACTAGCTGACCAAGAGATATTTTTTACATTACAGTATTCATCTATTTCATCATATTGTAACTTATCAAACTCCATTTTATATTTGTATTCTAAATATGTCATATCCCCCCAAGGAGTGCTTTTGGGCTGAGATTTTTGATGCTCAGGCACGCAAATATCTGGGTTTCTTTTTTGAAACTTAACAGCATCGCATCCAGCCACAGAAGCTATGTCAATAAGTTTTTTGGCAATATTAATATCACCGTTATGGTTTATGCCTATTTCCGCTATGATGTAAGTTTTCATAATTCTACTCTTGGTATATTTTCATATAGACTGCTGTTTTCAGAAGCAATATTTAACTCAATACCCTTATCTGATAGCCAATAATATAAATCTTTTGACGCATCTCTAGTGGTATCTATTTCCCAGTCCATCATAGTTCCGGGTCTAAAGAAAGAGCTTTCTTTAGCGTAAAAGTGATCATAGTCATTTGTAGATGATATTGATTTTTGGCTAAGATCCCATCCAAGTGTAGTAATTTTTTTTACACCTAGATGAACTGCCATAAACATTACAGTTTCGTACATAATTCCAGGACCAACCGGTCTGGTGAAACTATTAGACAAAAGTGCTGAATCAAAATCTTTGTTTATTGAAACAAATGCATTAAGCTGAGTCCTAACATCAACGCATGGTATTTTAAAAAAAATATCATACATTTGATTTGAAGATATTATTGCACCCTCTTGAAAATTACTAGAAGCAACAGGTATAGTATTAGGAGTATGAGAGTAATGTACCCCTTGCTCGTTTGGGTGTGGTAAATTACAACAATTAAAAAAATGAAAATCAGTAACTTCACTATGTCTTAAATATGCTGCCTTTACAGATAAAACAAGTTTATCTTTAAGGTATTCATCTAAAAAATCTTGTGAGTATTCTAATAACGATGGGCCGCATGTTAACAGTACGCAATCTTCACCTCTGTACTTATCGTGCAAATACTCAACTCTATTTTCATACGATTGAAGTTTTTGTATTTCCTGTTTGATTGCAATAGTTTTTTTATGCATTATTTATATGTATTTCCTCAGAAATAGATGTGTTATAAATTTTATTAGTCTGAAATAAGATCTGTTTCTGTCTTTCAGCAGTATTTTTAAATGAATCAAGGTTTATAACAGATTGATCTACAACTGAGCGAGTCTTGCAACTAGGAATTATACATATAGGTCCAAATCTTCTCATGTCTCTACAAAAATTTATATGCTCAGAATGTTGAGTAGTTGACCACCAAGAACTATTATATGCTTTAGTGTCAACTAATGCAACACCGCCAAAAGCAGAACCCACTTCGATAGGTTTATTTTCCTTCCATAACTTCCTGTCTTTTTCCAAAATAAATGGGCAGTCCGTAAAAAATAGACATTGATTAAAATAATTATCTCTTGTTGCAAATACGTCGTAAAAACTGTCTTGAGTTTCACCGAGCATCAAATCTGGTATCTCGTACTGACGAACATTAGGAGTAACCATACTCCATCCATTACTTATCTCATCAATTAACATCTGTATATTGGCATTGTTATACACAATATCAGAATCAACCAACAAACAATAATCAGAATCTAATTGTCCAGACAGTCTCTTTAATTTATTCCTATAGTAAGAAAGAAGTATCAACCTGTCTAAATTTGTGACAGACCCAAAACTTGGCGACCCCAAATCTTCATAAAATAATTTTGATTTCGTATCTTTACACCAAGTCGTAAGTATCTCTCTAGTATTATCTGTAGAATCGTTTTCATAAAAGAAAAATTCAAATTCAGCATTGTTAATATCAAGTAAAGATGAAAATCTATGCAATGAATCAGATATTGTTGATTCAGAGTTTCTAAAAAGAGAAAATACAGAAATCTTCATCTAAAAATAATCTCCAGAACTAATAACTTTATCGTCTATGAATAGATCATATGCTGGTTTACCCATCCTCAATTCATGGCATTTGCAACCCCATTCATACAATTGATGAACCGTGAGTGCGTACCAATTAATGCCAGTCATAGTTCCTCTAGCTGTCCAGTAAGTTATAGTATTCCCCTCATCGTATAACTTATTTATCTTCGCTATTCTATCATACATAGGTTTAGCGTTTTCATAGTCACCGTTAGATATGCATATTGTCTCATCAATATCTACATATATGTTCATTCAGCAATCCTATAGCTATCATTATCTCTATGAAAAGTACTAGCCTCTAGTAGAGTGCAACCATTCTCTGTTGAAAATCTATGGACAACTCCAGGCTCTATGTGAAAACTCTGACCTTCACTAAGATCAAGCTTGATTTCTGACCCCGTTTGTGTTAAGAATGTAATTCGGCAATCGCCCTTCATATTGTAAAGGTGTTCTTCTTTTATCATATGAAAGTGAAGGCTTAATTCATTAGCGGGATCTATTTCCAAGATCTTACCGCAATAATCTTTTTCTTCATTGTTTGCAAACCAGATCTCTTTTCCCCAGCGTTTATCTTTTGTCTTAACTACCGCTCTCATCGTGAAATCCTAATAAAGGATAAAGGAAATGTCCGTCTATATTGTATCCAAGGTTTGCCGAGGATTATTAACTTTTTCCCTTTATAAGGAGATTTGTTATAAGATAATCTTTTACAGAAGAACTTACTTACCCAAAAACACTTAATTTATTGTTTCTTGAGAATATTCGCGTAAGAAGCACGCTAGAAATTTAAAAAAAATATATTGGACTAGTTTAACAAATTAATTTACGGGACTGCTCCCAACCGCAAAACGGGTA